ACTATTTTGTTCAATGTATGGCATATGGTTGTATGCTATACGAACTGACTGGTATTTCAGTTAAAAAACTTGTAATCATCATGGCTTGTGAAAATGGAGAATGCGTCGTCTATGAAGAAAGAGACAAATCAAAGTACATCAAACTACTCGGCAAATACATTAGAAAGTTTGTTGGAGATAAACTGGAGCTCTATGGAACCAAATAAAGAACTAGAACAGGCAATAGAAAGTAAATTTTTAACCCCTTCCAAGTTTGCTCTTGAGATTGAGAAAATTGTTGCTGAAGAAAATCTGAATTATATTGATGCTATTTGTCACTATTGCGAAGTCAATAGTCTTGAGGTAGAATCAGTTACGAAACTCATTTCAAAACCTTTAAAAGAAAGACTCAAGTGGGATGCCACTCGTCTTAACTTTATGAAGAAAACATCAAGAGCAAGATTGCCTTTATGATCGTGACACCCTTTGAAACTTATCAACATTATTTGTCACTCAAAAATCATTTCACAAATCCAAAATACGACTTCTTTAAGTACGGTGCGAAGACTCGTGCCAGTATGACATCCTTCAACAAACGCAAGGACAAATACTGGTTTGAGAAGACAAGTCGCAAATACAACGATAAAGAAGTTTTAGATTTTCTAGTATCAAACTTTGTAGCATCAGACAACCCACAGAACTTATGGATTGGAGAAATTATCAGTTCTGGAGAAAGGACTTACGCAGATTGGATGCGGAGACAACAGAGTTTGACTTACTTGTTCAAAGAACAAAGCAACGAATTGTTCTCGGAGACAAAATTAGACGATGCCTTGAACTGTTCCAAAGGTCATCCACCCGTTCTTAAAAAGTTCCTGAGCGGGAAGATTAGCCTGGAAACTCTAGTCATATACGATAAAATATTCCTGTTCGGGAAGATGTTTGATAAGAAACTTCTTGACCCTGTGTGGGAAACCGTCAGCTTAAAAATTAAAAAATATTCTCCATTTCTAAATACAGATGTGTTTCAATTCAAGAAGATTTTAAGGGAAATTATAGATGAGTAACTTTTTTGACTCCGATATTATTCAAGACGAACTGAGAGAAATCAACAAGTTACAAGAGGAAATCTACGGAAGCATTCTGACTTTCGGTATGATGCCCCGTGAGACCAAACTGGAACACATTGAGAAACTTGAGCTCTTGCTAGAAAAGCAGAGAGTGATGTATACTAGGTTGTCCCTTTCAGATGACCCACAAGCGGTTGAGATGAAAGAGAACCTACGCAAATCAGTGGCTCTGATGGGATTCCCACCAGAGACTGATATGCAAGTTTTATTCAGTAGTATGAACAAGACCATTGAGTCTCTCAAGCAATTCATTGACAGGTGACTCAATCTTCGCTATACTATCTAAGTAAATCCCCCGAATCCAAACTATCTGAGGTATCCAAATGTCCTTTTCGGATCTTAAAAAGCAATCCAAACTGGGTAATCTGACCGCTAAACTGGTCAAAGAAGTAGAAAAAATGAATACTAGCAGCGGTTCTAGTGATGACCGTCTGTGGAAACTGGATGTAGATAAAAGCGGTAATGGTTATGCCGTAATCCGTTTCCTGCCTGCTCCCAACGGCGAAGACCTGCCGTTCGTGAAACTCTACAGTCACGCATTCCAAGGTCCTGGTGGTTGGTACATTGAGAACAGTCTTACCACTCTGAATCAGAAGGATCCTGTGTCCGAACTGAACTCTGAACTGTGGAACAACGGCACTGATGCTGGTAAAGAACTGGCACGTAAGCAGAAGCGCAAACTGACTTATGTGAGCAACATCTATGTGGTGAAGGATCCTGCCAACCCCTCCAACGAAGGTAAGGTGTTCCTGTTCAAGTACGGTAAGAAGATCTTTGACAAACTGACTGCTGCGATGCAACCTGAGTTTGAAGATGAGGAAGCAATTGATCCGTTTGACTTCTGGCAGGGTGCTAACTTCAAACTGAAGGCAAAGAATGTTGCTGGTTATCGTAACTATGATTCCAGTGAGTTTGCCCGTCCTGAACCCCTTCTGGACGACGATGACGCAATGGAAGCAATCTGGAAGAAGCAGTATTCGCTTGCTGAACTGGTTGCTGCTGATCAGTTTAAGTCTTATGATGAACTGAAGAAGCGTCTGGACTATGTGCTTGGTTCCAAAGGCACTCCCCGTTATCAAGATCCTGAAGATCTTGATGAAGACAACACTCGTGGTTCTACTCGTGAACTGACCGAAGATCTCCGTGAGGAACTGTCTTCTCTGAAACCCACTCGCCGTCCCGCAGTGGAAGAAGATGAGGATGATGATGCCCTGTCGTACTTCGCCCGTCTTGCTGAGGAGTGAAGACTGATTACTACATTGACCGTGTAAGTAAATCCGAAGCCGCAGAGTTACTTCTGCGGTTTCATTATCTTAAGGACTTTTCTAAATCCTTTAAGAGTGGTTACAACTACGGTTTGTATAAGGGTAATGACTTCTGCCCTTTGAATATTGGTGGTATTCAGGGAGTCTGTGTTTTTACTGGACTCCCTGTTCCAGAAGTCGCACAAGGAGCATTTGGACTTGAACGAAATGATCAACAAGGACTATTTGAACTTTCCCGTCTCTGCATCCATCCAGACACCCAATCTAGTGAGCATAATATCACTTCTTGGTTTGTTTCAAGAGCGATTAGACAGTTACGGAAGGATGCTGAAGTTAAAGCAATCATCTCTTACGCTGATAGTGATTTCCATAGTGGTACAATCTATCGGGCTTGTAACTTTAAATATTGCGGACTCACAGACTCAAAGAAAGATTTCTACTATGCAGACGGAACTAAACACTCTAGAGGCAAAATTAAAGGTGCTGAAGGAGAATGGAAAGACCGCTCCCGCAAGCACCGATATGTGATGGTTTTTGATAAGAACTTAGAGTTATTGTGGTAGTGTAATGTTAGTATTTTGAGTCTGAATCAGAGTGTCTGTAATGTATTCTGAAGACTCTGAATATAACATCTCTCTTCTCATATCATTCAGAAACTGTTGTAGATACGCTGGTTTGAGAAGATAGATGGACCTTTTTTCATCATTCTTTCTGGTTTCATACTCATAGTTTGTAATACCAGTCACAGGACTCAGAGTTTTTGTTCCATCATCTGGATCTGGTATTGTAAAGTTTTGGGTTACAACTTTACCAGCAGGAAGAATCAGGCGGTTGGAAGAATCTTTAACTTCTGTAGTCTCATAGAATCTGATCTTCGTAAGATCATTGCCATATTTGTTCTCGGCATAATTATAAAGTTGATAGTCTGATAGAGGCCACTGATCTCTGACATTGATGATGTTGGCAGTGGTCAGAACAACCCAATCTAGTTCTGGACTTCCATAGATCTCGTCGGCAACGGTATCTGGACGAGCACCATCTTTGATTTGATACTTGTTAAAGATGGTGAATACATTATATAAGTCATCACGAAGTTTAACTCTTCTGAAAAGATTCTTGACAATGACATAATCCTGTGAGGAGTTTTTATCAGGTAAGAAAGACTGATATGCGAGGTCTGGTAATTCTCTAAAGTATCCCATTAGAATCCCACCCCATCTTCAGGTGTTAATTCATTGTAGTCTTGAGCATAAATTGGTTCAAGTTCTTTAAATGTAAGATCCATAATCATAGAAACGGGAGTTCCATCTGAATATGTTGCGTAAATATTTTCTCCTGTATAATTAACACTCATATCAGAAAGAACACATTGTTTAAATTTGTGTAAAAATTTATGATTATCACGTCCCTGTTTATATCTTAGTTCAAAAAAGTTTGGTGTTCCCAAAAATGTACCAGCATCTATAGGTGCCATATGACGTTTAAGGGATCCAATAATTAATTTGACTTGTTTTGCTTCTTTTTCATCTCTTGGAGTCAATTTAAAAGAAAATCTAAAATTCCTAATTGTGGGACCATTAAACAAAAGTTCCATATTGGGATTTAAAATTTGTCCTTCACCTCTTGCTAAAATTTGATTAAGAGTTACATTTCCAACCCCAGCAATACCCGATGCTTCTGCCGCTAATTTTTTTAGATAGATATCTTTTAAACCAGGAGTGTTTAAATAGGTTTTAAATGCTGTTATAGAAGTATTTGTTAATT